GGCGGCAATCGTAAGCGAATGGAGGTAGTTTGGGTCGCCCACGAGGTTGTAGGTGTAGGTGACGTTGCCGGTGCTGGGAGCAGTGGTCCCCCCAAGCGCCGTGGGTGACGCTGGCGGCGCCGTGAGGTTCCACGTTTCCCAGCCGGCGCCCACGGAATGCCGCCCCTGGTTGCCTCGGTTCATCACTCACATGTAGTTGTTCTGCGAGGCGAACCCGACGCGGTTCCCGTCGAACCCAGCGGCGATCGGTACGGCGTTTCCGTTGTAATAAACGGCGGAAGTGGGACTAACGACGTCTGAGTTGCAGGCAATGTAATAGGGGCTGGCGATGCCGCCGAGCGAGCCGCCCGAGTGCGCGATCCCAGCGCCGGGGATCGAGAACTGCGCGAGGTAGCCGGCGCGGGAAACTAAGCGGCCTTGAGAATCCGCCCTCCAGTTTTGAGCAATTGCGTAGTCAGTTATGGGGATTTTATCCACCGGCGGCAGGCAGGAAAAACCCCCGCCTAAAATCTGAAGACTCTTTCTCTCATAACCCACCTTTTCTCATTCGACAACAGCGTGAAAAGGTACAATAGGAAAGCGGGCCGCAACGGTGTTAGAAGCACCGGAAGCGACCCTAACCACCCAATCTTTAGAGGAGATTTGAATGGCTGCAACCCAGCGTACAGCAGAAGAGAAAGAACGCGCTAAGGCCGCCTCTGCGAAGTACCGCGAGGCGCATCGCGAAGAGGTCCGGGAGCGGGACCGCGCGGCCAAGAAGACGTGGCGCGAAATTCACGCGGATATAAACCGCGCGAGAACCGCTGCGTGGCGCAAGGCCCACCCTGAGCAGAACCGCGAAAGGCACCAGAAGTGGCGTGAAGAAAACCCCGGCTGGACACAGCAGTACAACGCTCGTTACCGAGCAGATAACGCCGAAGCAATCAAGCAGCAGCGAGCAGGGCGAAAAGAGGAAACGAGGATTGCGAAAAAGAACTGGTACGAGGCCAACCAGGAAGCCCAGCGCGCCTATGCTCTTCAGTACAGCCGCGCCCATCCGGAGCAGCACGCCGAGAACTACAGGCGATTCGTAGCAATTCCGGCCAACCGCATGCGCATGCTCGTCTCCGACGCTGGAACTCGCGCGAAAAAGCGCGGTCTGGAATTTGATGGGCTAGGCGAGATCGCGGCCAGTTTCCCTACCGATTGCCCCTGCTGCCAAGCAACGCTTGACTATACGAAGACAGTCTTCAATCTCTCACCATCGCTTGATCGGAGAGACAACTCGCGCGGCTACACTTTGGACAATGTACGTGTGATCTGTCGCCGGTGCAATTCCCTCAAAAGAGATGCGTCGATTCAGGATCTGGAGAACATCCTGGCCTACATGCGCCGAGGCTAGCGCCCCGTTCCCCACAAATGCTGGAAAACCGTCTCGTACATCTTCGCCCGCTCGGCCAGATGCTCACTTACTTCCGGAATCGCGTTATCCGACTCCTTCGCGCGGGCGCGCCGGAGCATATCGTTTGTGAAGTAGTCCTGTAAAACCAGCGACACGGGCAGCGTGGCCACGCCGTCGCCTGGGCGCTGCTGCATGATCTGGCCAATGGTTCCGCCCACGGTCGGCGTCGGGTAGACCACCAGCGAGTCCGCTCCAGCGGCATCGAAACAAATGCGCGTGGGCGGCCCAAGCGTCTGGCTATACGCCTGGTCGAGGGCGAAGAGGGCGGCGACGGGCGTAATGCGGAGCTCCTGTGCGCCGGCCAGATTCAACACGGGCGGAGGCCCAAACGCCGTAAGCTGATAAATCCACGCCTGCCCGAGCGGCGAGAACTGGCTTCGGAGCACCGTCGTGTAGTCGCCTGACACGCCGTCGATCGCGTTGCCCGGATTGACCACATCCGTCGTCGAGGTCGATCCAGGAACGCTAACGCCCTGCTGCGGAATCATTGTGGCCGTCGTTCCGTCGCTGTAGGTAACCGCGACCGAGGCGGAGTAGACGTTGAGTTCGGACGGCGGCGCGCCAGTACCCAAAAGCGTTCCGTCGATCCAGAATTGCAGGTGCATCGTTCCGGCCGCCAGCGAGGCAATAGATGGGGCATCGAGCGCGAACGTCTGCGTCTGTTTCGCCCACGGCCCCCCATCCACCAGATTGCTGCCGAAAGCGAATAATCCGACGGCTCCCAGCGTGATGACGCCATTTGCCGCGTAGGAGCCGTTCGAGAACGACGAAGTGACCGAGAGAACAGCCGACGTTATTGTCGTCGTTCCGATCCAGGCCGACTCCGTAAAGACCTGTGCGGCGATGTTCTGGTAGATCGAGACGAAGGGAGTAACCTCGATTGAGCTGTCGTAGGTGAGAAACAGCGCCGTCGTGCGCGCAAGGCGCTTTACGGCGTCGTCCGCAAACTGGTAAAGCTCCGCAGCCGTCACCCACGCGCCCACGGCGGCAGCCTCCACGGCGCTTTGGAAGCCGAGGCGAAACCATGCGTCGCCGATGCAGTTGGCAAGGTTCATGGCTTCACGCCTTTCGTCTCGCCCCGATTGGCCGCCGACATCTGGGCATTTCCCTGTCGTTCGGATGCCAATCCAATAAGTAGCGAGCGGTCCCAGAGCGCGAATTCGAGAGGCAGGGTATCGTAGCCAGATCCGATGTTGCGGGCCCGCATGAACGTCGCGTACTCGGCTGCGGCATCGAAGAACTCACCGAGCAGCGCTAAAGCGGCCTTGAATGGCTCTCCGCCTTCGACTTGGCGCAGACGGTAGATTGCGTAGGAAACGTAGATAGGGTGGTACTCTTCCGGGGTCGCCGGGGTATCCATCGGGTTCACCATCGTCACGGGCGCGCGCGCGTAGGTGACGGAAAGCAGCGTAACCGTCTGCTGGTGGATCGCGACGAGATCGGCGCCGGCGGCGGCGTAGCGCGCGATTGGCCCAGGGGATGACGGCCAGCCGCTATCGAGCGCCCAGAGGTCCGCGAAACGCGCCGGCCGTACCTTAACGCCCGCCGGCGTCGTGATCCGGAGCGGCACGATCCAGTCGGGGAACACGCTCAGCATGTGGGTGAACGTCGTCGCCGGCGTCCAGTTCGCCGTGATTTCGAGCGCGAGGGTCATGAGGCAAAACAGCCTATCTGCTTCATTCAGCGCGGCCGTGATTTCGAGCGCGGGGTAAAACACAGGCGCGGCGGCTTCGTTCAAGCGCTGGCTTACGAGCGCGACCATCGCGGAGAGTTGCACTTATTTGGGCGGCGGCGGGAACGTCGCCGCGCCCTCGTAACGTTGCAGTTCGTTCACGCGGGAGTTTGGCTGGCGATGAAGTTCAAGGCGCAGAAGCTCGTTAATGCCCGACGTGAACAATCCTTCAAACGATTCCATTCCCGTGTAGTCCTTCTTTTCGGCGCAGATGTCGGCCCGCACCCCGCGAATGATGAGGTGCGGTGGAATCCACGGCAACGGTGAAAGCGTCGTTTGCGTGGGATCGAAGTTCAGCGGAATCGAGGTGTAGCGGATCGGGTGGACTTGAACGGCCCCAGGAATCGGGTAAAGCTCAACCTGATGGAGCGGCGGGACGGCGGTGGTGTCCTCAGCCATCGAATAGATGAAGGTTTGGGGAGCGTTGGCGGTACCGGCGACATCGAGACGGCCGGGATAGACGAGATCGAGTTCCGCTTGCGTGTACGGACGCATGGGGAAGTTGTTCACGGCGTTGTTCACTTCGAGGAGAATCTTGCAATTCGCCGGGAGCGGGAACAGGGAGCGGGCGCCCGCCGCGCCGGCAACGGTGGCGATCGTGCCGCCCACTTCGAGCGCCTTCCACGGATGCGCGTCGAGGATCACCTGATACCGACTCTGCATCCACTGGTCGACGAGATCCAGGTCGGCGGAGTCCGCGGCCCACTTCACGAGCACAAGTCTGATGGCTCCCCAGGTCATAAGAAACCTTTCGACCGTCTAGGGCTGGTCTATCGGTGGGTTGGGCATTCCGCCGCCGAGGTAGCGGAGGCCGCGCTCCACGCGGATCATGCGGTGCCGCGTGAACCGGTCGGCCATTTTGAGCGCCGCCTTTACCCGCCGCTGCGTGTGTTCGACCAGAAGCATGCGCGCCAGTTCCTTATCGAATTGCAGTTGGTAGGCCGCCACCTTCGTCGCCGGCTTCTCTTGAAAGATGGCGATATCGGCGCGCACGCCGGCGAGGATGACGGCCGGCGTCACAAACGGCAGCGGCGACGCGGTGAGCGTTCGCCCGTCGAACGCTTGCGCGTTCCGCAGGTATTCCAGCGAGTAGCCAATCTGATTCAACGGCGCGGGGGAGAGCTGGATCTGGTGGACGACAACGGGAGCAGCGGGAGAATCGTCGTATTCGGCCCAGGCCTCCGGGTAGCCGACGCGCGCCCGCGTTCCGGCCGAGCGATCGAGGCCGTCTTTGGTGAAGGGTTGCAGTGGGAAGCCGCCGCGCCCGAGAACCGTCACAATTGAACGGCAATCGGTTGGCAGCGGGTAGATGTCCTGCATGATGACGTAAGGGGAAGCGGCGTAAACGGTTCCAACTGGGATGTTGCCGCGGCCCTCGTACGGGCGATCCAGGGTGATTTGCGTGGGCGAGACAAACGTGATCGTGTAAACGGCGGTGTCTCCGGGGATGTAAAAGACCAGGCCCTGCAGCAGCGCGTTCCAGGCCGTGCCGACGCCGACGACGGCGGTTTGCCCGACCGTCGCCGTGATCGTGTCGGCGCCAGACTGGTACGCCGGCGTGGTTTCGATCGTCGTGTGGCCTTTGAGGCCGATCCAGTCGGTTGCTTCGAGAACGCTGGTGTAGCGGGAATTGATCCACTCGTCGAGAAGATCGAGCGGGATTCCGGGCGTCGTCGTGAGAAGGTTGAGGCGGATCTGGCCCCACGTCATCGTTAGGGAACTGAAGGAGCTGGCCACGCTGGGGTATTCGACCCTGAAGGAAACTTACAAGAGTCTGAAGGAAACTGTTTACGGCAGCAATTCGCCGTCAACGCGGATCGTTGCGACGTTGCCCGCGCCCAGGCGGATCTCGATGGCCCAATTCATCGGCAGGTAGATGCCGACCGCGCCGAGCAGTGCGCCGCCAACGGCCCCAGCGGCAGCAGGAAGCCAAGCGCCGGGATAGAAGTCGGCTACGTAAACGCCGTTCACGCTGAGCCCGTTGACCACGGCGAAACCCACGATGGGAACGATGACGGGGTTTGAAGTAAGCGCCGTGCCGGGAACGACGCCGCATAGAAACAAGGCGTCGGTACCGCCGCCCGTCGTCGCGCCCGTCACGGTGATGTAGAGGCGGATTCCCTTGCCCCACGTCGCCGTCTCCACCTGCGAAATGAGCGTTCCCGCCACGGCAATCGCCGTAACGGGGATGATGTTTCGGTGGAGAGACTTGTTTTGCATTGGCCGCTAGGAGAACGTGATGCCCGTGCTGCTGGTCACGATCCATTTGCCGTTGTAGGCGCGCAGACTCAGGCCAGCGCCGGCGAAAGCGGCGAAGGTTGCCACGTTCACCGCGGCGGTTCCGGTCTGCAAAAGTCCAGTGGCAGTTAGCGTGTGAGCAAAAGCGGTTGCGCTCGAAATCGTGATCGTCGTGCCGTTTGCGGTCGGCGCGGCGAGCGTCAAGGCGGCAACACCGGGATCAGTGATGATGTAATCGGCCCCAGGGGAGGCAGGAACCGCACCACTCGCCGCAATCGCAACGGGGACGCGAGCCACGCCGCCAGCGCTAATCGCATAGATCACCGTGCCGTCCGGTTTCGTGATCTGGAAACAGTTTGCGGTCTGCGAAACGGGTACTTGGATGTCGAGGCCGACATCCGAGCCGGCGCCCTTCAGTTCGGGATCGTTGCCCGCGGATCCGCCGCCGCGCAACGTGATCTGCGTGGGGCCTCTAAAGCGTGTGGGTTTGCAGGAGTCGCCGCGTTGTGGCATAGGGTTCTAGCTCGAAGGGACGCCCGCGACGCCGTACCAGCCGTTATTGCCGCTGGAGTAGCGGGTCCAGCCGGCGGTCTTCACTGAACGAGAATCGAAGTCGATGTCGTGGACCGTGTTGAACGGCTCACGGTTGTAGAACCGCAGTTCGGTGTCCTGAACGTCGCCTTCGACCATCCAGGCGTCCGGGTCGGTAAGGTAGTCCCAGACCATCCAGGTATCGAACGACGGCATTCCCGAGCGCCGTTTGAAGGCGTTGATCGCGCGATTCGCCGTATCCGGGCGGTCGGTGCCGCCAAGCAGTTCCGCCGCGATGAACTCCAGGTTCGGTGGGAAGATGCCTTTCTTCGGCGGAATGCGGAGCTTCTTGCCGCGATGGTCGACGGTCTGGCGCATCAGCGTTAGCACGAGTTGGAGGCTCGTCACGTCGGGATCGGTCGCGTAGGCGAGGCGGTTAGACTGCGTGCCGCCGCCGATCAGAGGGTGTGCAGTGTTGAACAAGCTCACGCCGTCCGGACCGAGCGAGGTCGTAAAGCCGGTGTTGAACATGTTGGCCGCGACGACTTCCTTCGTCTCTTTGGCTGAGCGGCCCAACTCGGTCGCCAGTTTCTTCACGACGCCGAACTTGTCGTCGTCCATCGCCACCTTCGTGACGCGGAAGCCGAGTCCGTATTGGGCGTGGACGTAGGTTTTGTTGAACCCAGGCAACGCTTCGTCGTAGCGAGTGTCCTGGCCTTCCGGGATTACCGCCATCTGGCCGAAGCCGGTTACTTCGGTGGTCTGCTCGATGGAGCGCGACGAGCTCTCCATGCGGTAGACCTCGCTGAACTCGTCGGGAAACTGGGAATACTTGGTCATCACCACTTCGTCGATCGCGGGAAGCATCGACTGGAGGTAGAGATCCGGGAATAGTGTGCGGATAAACATGTTGAAAGCTCCTAGATGCCAGTCGTGCCTTGGCCAAGCTGGTGTTTGTTGATGGTGACTTCGAGAATTGCGGAGTCGCCGTCCTGGTTCGGCTGGATGGCCGTCACGCGCTGAATCTTGAGATCGAGGGTGCCGGTGACGGCGATGGTCGCGCTATCGACCGCGAGCTTGCTCATCTTCGTTGCCGTCGAACCTGGCTGCGTCAGCGAAACGTTCGCGTTCATGCCGGCGTGCGTGGCCGTCGAGATCACGACGCCCGTTTTCGCCTGCGCGATGTATACAACGTCGATTTCGTCGGTTACCGGGTGAACGGAAAGCGTGGCCGCGGCGCCGTAAGCCATCGAAGCGCCCAGCCATAGCGAAGTGCCTGGGATACCCTGATAGCCGGTCTGGATGCCGGGAAGGTTGACCAGCGGCTGTTCCGGACTCGGAACAGCGGTTGCCACCTTCAGCACCAGGTCGAAGGCGAAGATCGCGTTGGCGTCGGCCGCCGCCTTGGCGTACTGGTTGATCGAGAAAGGCCCACCGCCCTGGCGGATGATGGGACGGAAGCCGAACGGGTTATTTGGATTGGGCATGACGTTCTACTGATTGCCTTTCGACGTTTCTTACCGTTGCCGTTCTACTTTGAAGCCCGATTCGCGCGTTCTTCCGAGGTAGCTCGCCGTGAGATCCGGATTGTCCTCGAAATCGCCGGCCGCGTTCGAGGAAACACGTTCACCTTCCCGCAACACCGAAACTCCGCTCTTGCCGCCATCGCGGATCACGCGCGCGGCGGTGTCCTCGAACTGGTCGGCGGCTTCGCGCATCGCCTGTTCCGATTCGTCGGCGTAGTGGCGGCGCCGCGCTTCGGCCATACGGAGCGGAATCTCACCCATGATGAGCGTGCCGACTTTGACCGGTTCGCCCTTTTCGTCCTTGACGATCACGTAGCCGCGGAGCCCCAGAACGCCGATACAGCGCTC